CGAGCCAACAGGTCCTCGTGGTGGCAACTCCGAGAGCCCCCTCCGGTTTAAAACCGGTAACCCCGCATTATGAAGCGGGGAGCCAACGGCGAGTTAGTGCAACTGCGCCGTGCAGTGCAGAACGCTCCAGATAGAAAGCATCCCTAGAACTAAGAGGGTTTTTCAAGTCCTCCAGCTTTAGGAAAGCTTTCATCAGGGCACCGTATCCCTCCAGTTTATCAGTACGGTAAACTGGCCTCGAAATCCAACAGTTTACTTCAAACCGTTGGAGCTTTCGATTCCATCTTTGGATGGATCGAAAGCCGAGAAATGAGGTACGGCCAAGACCGGCGCTATTATCGGATACAAAGGGTAATTCCCCAAGTATCGATTCAAGCTTACATTGCATGAATCTAGCAGTCTTCCAATAACCCTTTTTATAAAAGGCATTGGATGTTGCTGTCCACGATATTAGTTGGTCGGCTTGCTGTCTGTTCTTAGGACATGTTCGTCGAACATACGTAGGTGTTACCTCGTATCCTCGATACGCGTCTATACCACATGACTCTCGAAAGTTTCCACTAACGAAAGTCTTATTGGTATTCACCTTGCAATTGTATTTTCGCAGGTGTTCAAGAACAGTCACCGCATACGTGGTTGGAACGATAATATCGTCACCATACACGTAGACGTCTCTAGAAACCCTAAAACAGTTTCTAGGCGTCACAGGAAGGTTTGCAGCCTGTAGACAAGCCACTACACATATAGTGTAGAAATACATGGCCTCTACAGGAAAGCAAAGAGCACTACCCATCGAAGCAAACTTCCTCAGGGGACCAATAATGGTACCATTTGGAAGTTGTGCTCGTGTTGATCTACATGCGTCAATAGCATCCCGAAGATCGGGATTACTACGAAACATTTCTAATGCGAGATCACGCGGAACGCGATCACTAGCATCAGAAAGGTCGATCGTTGCTAACCGACAAGTAGATGAACTATCAAGCGCGAGCCGTTGGTTTATAGACTGATCACGAAAATTCACGTGACCACCTGCAAACCGAGAAGATTCGATAACACCATATAAGATGTTCCGAATCCCCTGCTGCACATATTGCATGCAGACAGGCTCTATTGCGATGATACGGGGACCCTTGAGAGTCTTCGGAACGGCGATAACCTTAACAGGCTTTTCGTCTTCCGGCTTAACGATCGTTACCAAGTCAAGCTCCTTAGCATCAATAGGCATCCCAAGAGGGTATGCATTATCGATCAAAGGGAAGTAAGGCTCGAGACGATCGTGCCAAAACTGCCAAACGTATTTCTGATTACCAGATATACCCTCAGCAGTTGCGCCAGGTCCATGTCTGGGAGAACATTCAGTGAGCTTAATACCCACAAGATCGTTATCCCAGAGAATAGAAGATACTGCCATAAAGTTGGTAGCATCGACTGTTGGCACTGAAGACATCTCAATCGATTGCTCAATTTCGACGTATGAAGAGAATGCGATTGCCGTCCTTTCGGGCGTACAATCGACCTCCAGTTTCTTAAAGGTAAGGCAGAGTTGCCGAACCGCTTCGACAACTGAGGGGAAATCTTCTTCATATTCGTTAATCCTTCCTGTCTCACGACTGAAAATCTGACTGAGCATTCCTTGCAGAAAGCAGGGTATCGCTCCAATCTTCCGAAAATTTCGGAACATTGTTGAGTCAATTATCCCATTAGATAGAGCTCTTTCGAAATCTCTACCAAAATTGGGAAGGGTTATCGTTAAAAACGACATACCCTCATTTTCAGTCCGAGATCTGATGGTAACCAGATCTCGTAAATCAGAGACATCAGCGATGCACTTGTTGGAAGCGTCTTTATAGACATATTCCAACAGCTCCAGAGAGTCACTTACGTTGCTTTTCAAGTTACCTCCAAATCTGGGGGACAACTTCAAGCCACGTACCTTTGCCTACACTGATGCCAGTAATGGCACCAGAAAAGTTGGTACCACTACGAAAATACGCCCGGATATGCTGTTCGAATCAGGATTCTGTTCCGAACATCTTTCCAGACGCCGTAGTATCTAGCCAGGTCTTAAGACCTGCTATAAGCTGATCTACTTGCGTTTGACTGAACCCGTAAACGGGACGATCAATCACAAAGTAGAAGCTGAGAGTCTCGTAATCATTGACAGCTGTCAATGGATCCGCGACAACAGCACGCTGATCGATCCTTGCCATAGACCTTTGACGGTCTCCGAGCAAGGCATGGGAAATCATAAGTTTATATGACCCATCCGCTTTCTGGTACGTGGATGATAAATCCTTTGTACTAGTACGCGGCATCGATTGAGCAACAGCATTAACGGTAACAACTTGTGGATCGGCAAAAGCCATGGTTGACCTCCAATAGCAAAAGGAGAGTTTTAACCATTGCAGCCACGTGCTTTCTCAAGGCACGCAACATCCTAAGGCAATGATCGACTCATTCATCGGGGCGTAGTTCGGGAGATCCCGAGCGCACCGAGAATGGATAAACGCCAAGGGGATAAAGTTTCCCAAGGCGAGTCGAACCCAAATGGACTACCTGACGCCATTCTCTGCTTAATCTCGATATTACGAGAAAAAGTTGCGAGAACGTCACCATTATTAAAAGGAATAGTCTGATAAAGAACTACCCTTCGAATAGTGTGACTCATCACGTACAGGTATTTGGACACAACGCCATCGTATAGTCGCTCAGTTATGCGGTCTAAATTTCGACCGATATTGAACTTCCAATCGATGGCCCAGGACCAAGGCGTAGCACGCCAGACGGAAGACGGACTAACTCGCAACCCCTGCATGGTTAACCATGCATAGAGCGCGGAAAGACCCGGATAATCATTCGGGTAGTTAGGGTCTTGATCAGGGATATAGTACCTGAAACAGCCAGAAGAAGTAATGAGAGTATATTTTTCCTCCCATACTTCCCACTTAGCTGCGCCAGGACGACAAAGCAAGTTTTCCATTACGTACCCGGCCGGTTCACACCGGAACCCGGTACCGGAAGCAAGCTTTGTTCTCTGAAGATCGTCTAGCAGGGTCCGCCGGTAATGTTTCCACTTCCCATTATCACGTTGCAATTGCTCGTAATATTGGAAAAACTTCAGATTATTCTCATTGAACTTCTGAAGATCGGAAATAAACGGCGCCCAGCCGAACTGGTGATTGAGATACTGGTCAGAAATGGCACCAGGTGCCATAATGCCCAACTTCCCCTTCCCACCTTTTAACAGTTGAGTAACGCCGCCAAGAGTTTCCCACGTTTGTGCGAAACCTTTAGCGGTTGTGGCCAGCATAGGTGCTGTGTCACGGCTCTCTGCTAAAGCTGTGAAGCCGGAAGCTCTCTCAAGCTTCGGCGCGGTACGAGCCCACGCTTCTGGACCCCATGATGTGATGTTTGGTACAGCAAATGTTGGTCCGACGATTTTTGCTACGTTTGCATAATCTGCATCCGAGTAATTGTCGCCAGGAAATTGTGGATTATAAAATCCACCAACATACTGAATAGGGAAAGAGCCCATACCTGATACAAACCAGGTATTAGCTCCGGAATCCCTTGCACCATAAGCCGCCAGTTTCAAGGGCGGCATCTTGACTTTAATATTTAGAAACGGACCCCCGCCATTCCAGATTCCATCTTTAGAACGAGTATGTTTCTCGTCCCGAGTGGATTCAACGGATTCGTAGGGCTGAACTTGTGGCACAGTTTGTGGACCATAATAGTTCCACTTATTATTGTACCATAAGTTCCAAACACCAGTTTTAATTGGTGTAGTTCCCAATTTATTGGGAACATTCCGAATCTTAAGTCGAGATTCATCAAAAATCATGTGAAAGCCTCCATTTGGTAATCATGAATAGGTCGTTTGACCATGCACTGCGTTCATGATCATAGTGATTCGAAGAGAAGCATCGCTGCAACTCTAGACGGC